TGGAAAAGACAAGAAAAGAAAGAACAAGCCTAAGAAAAGTAAAATGGGCAAAAAGAAAAAAAGATAATGGTTAAAGTAGCATCTATAACAGGAATCATAAAAGGTTTAAAACCAAGACAACAAAAGACTATGAAAGCACACGCAAGACATCACTCACTAAAACATATGCGATCTATGGCAAGAGCCATGAAAAAAGGTGCTACTTTCCAATCTGCACATACTAAAGCTATGAGGAGTGTAGGTAAATGAGTGGATTTACAACAACATCAACATTGGCTGAGATGATAAACAAAAGACCAATGCGAAAGAGAAGAAGAAATGTCAAAAAAAAGAAAAAGAAGAAAAGTACCAAAAGATAAAGCAACTGATCTTCCTAAAAAATACCTGTCAGGATTAAAAGGTAATAAGAGATCAGCTAGAGCAAGTCTTATAAAAACAATGTCATCTTTGTATAAATCAGGTGCTAGAATACCAGCTTCTTTATTTAGAATGAGGAGAAAGTAATGGCTGTAAGGAGACGACCACTATCTGCAAGAGTTATTTCAACACTTAGAGCAAAAGCTAAGACTAGAAAAAATATTACATTGGGTATGCTAAAGAAAGTATATCGTAGAGGTCAGGGTGCTTTCCTGTCATCAGGGTCAAGACCACGAACTTCTATGGCTTCTTGGTCAATGGGTCGAGTAAATAGTTTTTTGCGTGGAAGTAGAAAACATGATACAGACTTACGAAGAAAGAAAAAGAAATGAAAACT